ATCTTGGAATAAAGGTCCTCAAAGCCGAACAGCTTGGTAGGGTACTGATTACCCAGCGTGCTGTCGTTATAGAGCACACAGCCGGTAGCATCGCCCAGGCTGCGGGTAAGACCCATAGCTACATTGCGGCAAGCCTCCCAATTAGAATGCTGCCATCCTGCACCTATCACGCTCTGCGAGTCGAGATTACCGAAACTTACCTGATAAAGAGCATTGATAAGACAGAAGAAACCGTAGTTAGCTTGTCCCCACTGTGAGCCGTTCTTCTTGGCATAAGCATCGAAGGTGCTCATCGTAGCACTATGGCTAGGTGATACATCCGGACGGGAATGGCCCACGCCGTTGCTGTCAACATACATCAGATAAGCACCTACCCAGCCTGGGCTATCGAAGGCATGACCGCCAGCCAGTGGTGATAAACCGCCAAACTGCATGGTCTTGTCTTGCGCCTTAAAATAGCAAGGCGGTACTTTTACCATCGTTTCATACTTGGCTACATCGTCCACTCTTGCGCCATCCTGGAAATAATTCCAGTTAGCAGGACTTAACTTGGCAGCATATACCTTGCCGCCAACCACTCTCAACATGTAGCCTCCCATCGCTGCCCGATAGTCTGCCGCATTTCTGCCTTCAGAGATACTAAACGTCGGTGAAGACCCGTTCTGCTCCAGCGTAAACTGAGGCACCTTCTGCGAGATGCCTAGCAACTGGGCAATCCGTTCAAATTCCACCCTTCTGATGGCATCCCCCTGCTCAACAATGAAGCTATGAGAGCCAAGCATGGAATTTACTTTATCAACTTTCGCTAAGTCTATCATAAATTTATTACTATTTAAAAATGAATATTTCCTATGTTATCTTACGATATAAGCGTTTCCGCTGCTATCGCCATATACATTGCCCGCGGCATCGGTAGCTATATCGTAAGCCTTTTTCTGTCCGTAAGCTACTATCTCGATAACCTTGTCATCTTCCAGCTCACCTATGCCGCTATCCTCAATGTTATATCTCAGGGTATCTCCCTCGTTCCACTCCTTAGCCACCGTCTGGCTATATTCTTTTCTCGTAGCCTTCGTTTTCCATAGCATGCGTATCAGGCGTGCCGGATAGTCTACGATACGGTTATTGAAGTGGAACACGGCCTGCTGGCGACGGTAAATATCGCCATAGGCTATGCTCGCCTTGTTGGTAAACTCAGGACTGGCTATAGGCGGGTAATCTCGGCTCACAGAGAAGGTGCCTTGCGCCACCACTTTACCATCGGCAGTACACTTAACGAGGTAAGTAGCCTGCTCTACCACTCGCAAGTCGAGGGTAAGGCTGGTTAGCGTAAGCGCCTTGAGTTCGCTGTTAGGCGATGCAGAAAGCGCCACCTCCCTGCCGTTATCCATGCGGTATACGGCAAGCGTATAGCCGCTGCTCTTGCGGTTCTTGCCCAGGTAAACATCTACCGGTATGGTACGCTCATACTGATTGCCGTCGAAGCAGGCATTCCGTGCGTCTGTGCTGGCAGCCATTAGTCCATTAGCCACCTTATAGTCGTAAAGGTCGAGCTTATCGAGGAAAGGATTATATACGATGTTCCGTGCATCGCCAAATCCTATGCCCCAGGTATCTGTACCCTTGGCTATACATGAGAGTGTAACGAAATCGGTCATCTGGTCGATATTCGTACCCGTGCGATAGTCGTAAATACTTGCCGAGAGGCGTATCTGTTCCTTGTTGTTTACACCCAGGTTCTTCTTGATGGTGAGATTGCCGCGGCTCGTGGTAGATGAGGTATCAATCTCATACTTACCCTTCCACGAATTCATGGTGGTAATATCCTTCCATGTGCCTTCAGCATTACTCAACCATTTCATGTTGACCAGAGCCAGATTGCTGCGGCGATTATCCCAGGAGCCGTCCTTGGCATATGCTGTTATCACCGGTGCTACTACCGAGTATACCACGCTGCGGTCGGGCACACAGCCGTCATCACCATACACCTGCAACAGAGGCGCACCAGGCGTAATGCAAGCCAGCGATACGCTCACCTCAAGCGGGGCATAATGGCGTTTAGCCTGGTTCTGCGATTCTATCAGTCCGTTCATATCACTATAGAGATTTAATGATTCTTATATGATGCTTCAGCATACCTATGCTATCGTCACGTTAAACTGCATGTTGGCAGAAGCCGAGATTGTGTTATCGTGAGCGTCGGTAAGGTTGGCACCCGTAACTGGTATGCCCGTATCGTGGAACTCCTGATAGGATACGGTCTTGCTGATGAGAACCGAGTTGTCAGAATTATTCACCAGCTTAAAGACTACATTACCCGAGGCACCTACCTCCGTATTTGTACGCACGTTTACGATTTTTCCTTTGATGTATGCTACCTCGTCTAAGTTGTCAGAAGGTTCACCATCCATTGTTGCCGTAGCCTGATAGAGATCATCAATATCAATAACGGTAAATCCCGTACGGTATACCGCCTTCGTATTACCCTCTATATAGAACTCTACGATGAAGAGCTCCTGTCCGTCTACCATATCACGGGTAATCTCAAAGGTGCTTATCTTTCCGTTAGGTAAAGAGGCTATCACCGTTCCGTTAAGACCTTTGCGCACCTTAACGGTATAGCTGGCTACAGCGCCGTTAGCATTGAAGAGCACGGTATTAGAGATACGGGTGCTGTTCACCAGTACGCCGTTAATCGTACCGATGGCAGTACTCTCTACGCTCACACCGCCTCCGAAACTGCTGCTGCCGAGAGGAGTGACAAAAATATCCACCGTCTTCTGCACATCAAACGTCACCTTCTCGCTCTGTCTTGCCACACCCGAATATTCCAGGGTATCAGCATCCTGATTGTTCTTGGATGCAAGGTCGCCTATAATCTGTATAGAACCGTCGGTATGGTTCATGCGGAATCGGTTATCTACCGTACTGGTCTCCCATCCGCTGCCCGATTTGGAGAAATTCAGGTCATTGCCGTTATACTTCCACCGGTGAGCTTCCAGCGAGTAGGAAGCACCTCTAGCCGAACCTACATGAGGTGTGATAACCGGACCGCTTTCTGCGTTCCATGATGGGGTAGGTACACCTGTATAAGGGTTTACACCCTGGAACAGAGCCACACCATTGGTAGTGAAATAAACCGACAAGGTATCTCCCTTCACAATCTTCCTGACGGGAAGACTCGTATATAAACTGTATTCTGTCATACGTATATTCCTCCTTGTTTTTTATTCGTTATTCTGATTATTTTCATATTGGCGAACGAAGTCTTTCACCTCGTTCACGGTCATCAGTTCCAGCCCCTCTTCCTTCGCCTTATCCTCTAGGGTATCACCCTGCACAGAGGAGAAGGCAAGTTCCTTCTCGGTGATAACCACCTTGTCTCCTATCTGCTGACGGTATAAAGGGTTGATGCCTATCTGTCGGCACCGTTCCCTGTCAATGATTGCATATTTCATATACTTACTTTTTATGTGATTATTAAACATTAATTCCGAGTGATTCTGAAAGTATCTCACCAGATGCCATCTTTGCCGAGAACTCAAACTTGGCAGTATCGCCGTTGCCCATATCGCTCAGGCTTACGTCCAGCACCCAGGTAAGATCAATTACGCCCATAAAATTCCTCACCTTATCCCTTGCCAGCCAAGCCTTATCCTCCAGACTGTCTCCGGTAGAACGGGTTACCCGCCACTGCGTGAGCGAGGTAGTAATATCCTTATCGCCCAGAAAGCCACGGCAGGTTACCTTATGCGTTTCGCCGAGAGAGATACCTGCACTCAGGTCGTGATAGAGCATCAGTTTAGGCTTGACGATAGCCGTCTGTGCAATCCACTTCTGACTGTTCTCTGAAGGTTCCTCAGTTACTTCTTCACCTTCAGGAGCTATACAGAGCCATAAGGTACCGTTATGAGTTACCTGGTCGTAATAGGCATAAGTATTTCCACTCTGCCAGTTTCCGCGGTTGTTGACAGTCTTGATAGGACTGCCATCGGTAGCCACTACCTCAAAGTATCGGGAGTAGAACCGCACCTTCTTAGGTCCAATCTCATAGACGAGGTTATCGTTACTGAGCGTATAGCTGTGAACGTTGGTATAGCCAATCTCCCGAGGAGCATTATCACCATAAGTCTCCTTGACGACGAAGTTCATTCTGTCGGTGTTCGTTCTGTTACCCTCCAGCACGATGGTATCTCCTGCAGCAGGGGTATCGCTGCCAATATCCTTATCAGTGGCAGAGATGATGATCCACGCATACTTCTTACCATCATAGAGTACATGACCTTCTGCATCGGTTATCATCTCGTTCTCGGTAGATACATCCGTTACAAGTCGCCAGTAGTACTTGTTACTTACATGCTCGTATACACCCGCCTGGATATTGAAGGTTTCGCATTTTACCTGGTCATACTTCTCCCACATGTTCGTGGTAGCTGTCGTACCATCATCTGCCAGGAGATAACACTTCCAGCCTGTTACTTCGCCTTGATCATCGGTTATCTCTCTTACCTCAAATATCTTTCCTGCAGAAGGAGAGAAGACAAGGTTGCCGCCTACATAGGTCAGCTCACGGATGGTGAGGTTATTGAAGTATGCCTTGCCCCATACACTGAGGTCGGTAACGTTCAGTCCGTACTTTCCGTCCTTGCGCTTATAGAAGCCAAAACCCGACTGCATAGCATCATCGTAATCGGCAGAGTTCAGAAGGTTGATGGTTACGTTTCCGTCGGCATCTATGTAGTATTTGGTCGATTTACCTAAACGCAAGCCTTTCAGGAAGGTGATTAATCCTGCAGCCGTATCATCCTTATCCTTGGCAAGGAAATGCTTTACACCGAACTGACCGAGATAATGAGGGGTAACGACGGTATCATCGCTTGTTTCCAGAGTGCCGTTACTGTCAGCAACGCCCTTCAGTTCATGCCCACCTAAGAAAAGACTGGTTACACGGGCTACCTTTGCCGACAATTCACTGAAAGTTGCCTTCAGAATTTCCTTCAGAAAGGTGATGGTATCTGATACGGAATTATACCGCCACCATGCGCCTTCACCACCGCTGGCTATTGCCTCGTCGGTAGCCAGTTTGCCGCATTCAAAATGCTGTTCCCATTCTCGCTTTCTGGTATTGTCGGCATCGGTCTTTACGGCAGATATGATACCGCCTGTAAAGATATAGTAGTAGGCCTCATTACCTATCTGTTCGCCCCCAGTTCCTGAAGCTGTTATAGCCTTTCCGTAAATATCTATCTTCTGACCAGGGAACACGACGGTAGCCTGGTTATTATCGGTGGTAGACTGTCGTGGAATGGCGATATACACATACTTCCGTTCGCTATCAGGAAAGATAGAAGGGTAGGCAGCAAGTGTCCAGCGCTGATAGTTGTGACCGGCATCATAGCCCAAGCCGGGCACATCGCTCATATAGCAGAGAACGGAAGCACCCGATACTACACTACACTGGATGTAGTCAGGCTCTCCCATCGCATTGAGCTGGATATATAGAGCAGTGCTCGAGATCCAATAGTTTGTACTTTTTGCTTCTGTTGCCATTTTTATTGTTTGGATTTTTATTTATTTATAAGGCAAAGATAAAGGTTTTCGATTTTTTAGTTGGGACAAAAAACCCAGCGATGGAATCGCTGGGAACGGAGGCGAGAGGGAGACACGCAGCTCGCGCTGGGCTAGATGGAGGCGAAAGGGTCGCCGTTGATACCTAGAGTGGCGGTAAAGGAAACGGAATACATATTCTTGTTGGTTTCGTCCTTGATGGTTATCTCGTCTTCAAGATTGATGATACAAGGAAGCCAGGCATCATTCGCTTTCAGCCATACGTGCCCAGACATCAGGAACTCATGGAGATACCACTGCTGCCATGCCTTGGTGAGCGGGTCGCTCTGATAGAGCCAACTTTCACGATCATTCTGCTTATGAATAGCCGAACGGGAGAACTCATTGAAGGTTTCCTGAATAGCTTTCGTATATTGCGTACTCTCGACACTCATATTCTGAGAATAGGATTTCGGAACACTGATGCTCTCCAGGCAACCGAAGCGGTTAATGAAACGGAAGGTGGTACGGTCTTCAGCTTCAGAGGATGGCAGGGCATAGATAGGGTGCCCATGAATGCTCTGCGCACCCTCTTTCGTAATTTCCTGTTCCCTAGATACAGGAGCGATCAGTGAGCTGCTGGTAGCTAGGTTCTGCCCTGCGCTATAGGAGACAGGATAAACAAAGCTCTCGCCTACGACAGCTATTTCGTGAGTATCAGTAGGCTTGCAGGAGAGAATGGTGACAGCCTTCGTTACGCCCGATTTCAATCGTTCTATATCACTGAAGGCGCCGGCTATGCAGCGAAGGTTTGTTTCACCTTTATTCTTCGAGCCATCAGCTGGATAATAGACCTCGCCTACATTGGTATGCACCTCGCCGTTGTTATCCA